GGCGGCTTCTACCGTTGGCTGATCTCTCCGCAGGAATGCGAGCCTGCCCCGATCACGCTGGCACAACTCTGGCTGGAGGTGGAGTGATGGCCGTACTGCTTGCAAAGAACTGGAGCGGTTCCGATCCGACCGGCTGGTGGATCTCGGAGAAGCTCGACGGCGTGCGGGCCGTGTGGGATTGCCGCACATTGACCACTCGCACCGGGCAGCCGATCCACGCCCCGCAGTGGTTCGTGGATGCTTTGCCAAAGTGCGAGCCGCTCGATGGTGAACTCTGGATCGGTCGCGGCCAGTTCCAGCAGACGGTTGGCCTGGTCCGGTCGCATGACGGCGGCGATGCGTGGCGTTCAATCCGGTTCGCAGCGTTTGATGCCCCGCTGGCTTCCGGCGGTTTTGAGGAACGGCAAGCGGCGATGCGTGCGGCGATCAGCGGCAGCGTGGCCTTTGCGTTGCCACAGCGGCAGTGCAGCGGCAGCGGCGATCTGCTGGAGGAGTTGGCCCGCGTCGAGCACCTCGGAGGTGAGGGGCTCATGCTTCGCCAGCCGGGCAGTACCTACGAGCGAAAGCGATCCGCAACGCTGCTCAAGGTCAAGACGTTTCAGGATGCCGAGGCCACGGTGATCGGCTACGAAGGCGGCACCGGCAGGAACGCTTCCGCAGTTGGTGTGCTGGTGATGCGTCTGGCAGACGGCACGGAGTTCCGCCTATCGTCAGGGCTGACGGATGCAGCCAGGCGATGCCCGCCAAAGGTTGGCACGCTTGTTACGTTTAAGTTTCAGTCGTTGACTGATGGCGGCGTGCCACGGTTCCCGTCATTTCTCAGGGTGGCGTAATGGGCAAAGGCAGGAAGCCGGTAGCCAAGGCGATCTTGAGCCTGCGAGGTTCACGCATTCGCGGGCCGCACAAGACAGGCATCGACGCACCGCCGGGGATTCCAGACCCGCCGTCATATCTGTGCGAGATCGGGCAGACCGAGTGGGCACGTATCGTGCCGATGCTTGAAGCGTCCAAGGTGATGAGCATGCGACACCAGCAGACGCTTGCCTGTTACTGCGATGCCTTTGCGGACATGGTAAAAGCCGATGCCGAGTTAAAGCAGCACGGGGCCACGTTCATGGACGATAAGGGCCGCGTGATGAATCACCCGGCGTGGTATCGCAAAAAGGATTCGCGGTTGCACATGCTCCGGTTTGCGGAGCAGTTCGGCCTGACTGCATCTGCACTTTCAAGGGTTTCTGCCGTTGACCAAGGCCCGCAAGCAGACGAAGACGACGCCCGCATGTTCGCTTGATGCGAAGGCTGCTGATATTGCGGTGCGGTTCTTCCAAGAGAACCTGACGCACAGCAAGGGTGAACTCGGCGGCAAGCCGTTCCTGCTGGAGCCGTGGCAGAAGCAATACATCTCCACGCTGTTCGGCACGATGAACGGCAACGTGCGTCAGTACCGCACAAGCCTGCTGGCGATTCCGAGAAAGAACGGGAAGAGCACGCTATGTGCTGGCATCGCCTTGAAGCTTCTCTTCGATGGCGAACCCGGCGCGGAAATCTATTCGTGTGCCGCCGATCGTGACCAGGCCCGCCTGGTGTTCGAGATGGCGAAAGTCTGCGTGGAGAACTCGCCCAAGTTGCGGGGCCGCCTGCGTGTGTTCCGTAACTCCATCGTCCGCGAGGACACGCATTCCACGTACAAGGCGTTGTCTGCCGAGGCGTTCACCAAGCACGGGCTAAACGCTCACGGGATTATCTTCGACGAACTGCACGCGCAGTCCGACCGTGAACTCTGGGATGTTATGACCACCTCGACGGGAGCCAGGCGGCAGCCGCTCTGCGTTGCGATTACCACGGCAGGCTTCGACCGCAAGAGTATCTGCTGGGAGATTTGGAAATATGCCCTGGCTGTGCAGGACGGGGCGATCAAAGACCCTACCTTCCTGCCTGCGATCTATGCCGCCGATCCTGAAGACGATTGGACGAAGGCAGCGACGTGGAAGAAAGCGAATCCGAACCTTGGCGTAAGCGTGAAGCTCGACGACCTGCGGGTGCGGTGTAAGCGGGCACAGGACATGCCCAGCGAAGAGAACACCTTCAAAAGATTGCACTTAAATTGTTGGACGGAGCAGGATACGCGCTGGCTGCGGATGGATCACTGGGCGCAGGGCAACGAGCCTTGCCCGGTGATGCTCGACGGCCGTGAGTGTTTCGCGGGGCTCGATCTTGCCAGCACGTTCGACACCACCTGCTTCTGCCTGCTGTTCCAGTTGGATGATGGCCGGTTCTGGGTGGAGCCGCACTTTTGGATTCCCGAAGAGAACATGCGGGAGCGGGTGAAGCGGGATCGTGTGCCGTATGACCTGTGGGCAAAGGAAGGGAAACTCCACCTGACGCATGGGAACGTCACGGACTTCGATCAAGTGCGGGCCGACATCATGACGCTCACCAAGAAATACAACGTCAGGCAGGTGGCGATCGACCGCTGGAACGCCACGCAGCTGTCCACGCAACTGCAAGGCGACGGCGTAAACGTCTTAGGCTTTGGGCAGGGCTATGGCTCAATGAGTGCCCCGGCCAAGGCGTTAGAAGGTCTGGTGGTTGGCGGCAAGTTGCTGCACGGCGGGCATCCGGTGCTGGCGTGGCAGGCGTCGAATGTGGCGATTCAGAGCGATCACGCTGGAAACATCAAGCCAAGCAAGCAGAAATCCAACGAACGAATCGACGGCATCGTGGCCCTGACTATGGCCCTTGGCATCCACGCGACATCCACGGCACCAGCGCCCGAACAATCCTGGGACATCATGAGCATATGAACGAAGCAGTGCCAGACTACAAGATGTTTGAGCTTCGCGGGATCGACTGGACCGATGGCGGCAGCAACCGCACACCCAGCGGCATCCGCGTGACGGCTGACAACTCGATGGCCTGCTCTGCGTACACGGCGTGCATTCGGGTGATCTCCGATGCCGTATCTTCCCTGCCGCTGCACGTCTATGAACGACTTGCCAACGGTGGCAAGGCGAAGGCGTCCACGCACCCTGTGTACCGACTGCTGCACACGCAGCCAAATCCGTGGCAGACGGCGCAGGAGTTCCGCGATTGGATGACGGGGATGTACCTGCACTACGGGGCTTCCTACGCCGAGATTCGCCCAGGTGCTCGCGGTGCCATCTCGGAGTTGTGGCCGCTTCACCCCAGCCGTATGGAAGCCGAGCGGCTTGAGGATGGCACCCTCCGCTACCGATACCGGGAGCCGAGCGGCAAGCAGACGATCTACAGCCAGAGCCAGATATTCGCCCTGCGGTTCACCACAGAGGACGGCATCAAGGCGATCCCCACGTACAAGATCTTCCAGAATGCCATCGGGCTTTCGCAGGCTCTCGAGGCCCACGGCAGCACGTACTTCGGGAACGGTGCCCGGCCCGGCATCGTGCTCGAGTCGGAGAACCCGATTCCTGTGGAAGCGGCCGAACGTCTGCGTGAGCAGTGGGAGCGGATGCACCGGGGCGCTGATCGTGCCTTCCGAACGGCTGTCCTGCCCAACGGCGTGAAGGCCCACGAACTCAGCGGCAGCAATGAGGCGGCCCAGTTCCTTGAGACGCGGCAGTATCAAGTCATCGAAATATGCCGGGCGTTCCGCGTGCCGCCCCACATGATTCAGGATCTCACCCGATCGACGTACTCGAACATCGAGGTGCAGGGCACGGAGTTCGTGCAGCACTGCCTGCTGCCGCACCTGAAGCGGTGGGAAGCGGCTATCTCTCGCGACCTGATCGTGGACGACGAAACGTATTTTGCCGAGCACAGCGTTAGCGGGTTGCTTCGTGGCGACCACGCCAGCCGATCGGCCTACTACGTGTCAGCGTTGCAAAACGGCTGGATGACAGTGAACGAGATCCGCGAACTTGAAAACCTCAACCCGATCGGGCCAGAAGGCGACAAGCACTTCGTGCAACTCAACATGACCACGCTGGACAAGGTTGGGCAGCAAGCACCGGCAACTGAGCCGATGCCCGCGCCGCCCGCAGAGGAACAAGACCAGGCCGAACAGGAGGACACCCCAGATGGAAATTGAACGCCGCGATTTCGCCTTTGAGGACGATAACGAACTGATGATTGAAAGCCGCGCCGATGGCCGGGCTGCCATCATCGGCTACGCTGCCGTCTACAACCGCCTGTCGCTCGATCTGGGTGGCTTCAGGGAAGAGATCCTGCCGGGAGCCTTCGACAAGATACTGAGCCGCCAGAGGGGCAAGGGCGACGTGGTGGCACTGTTCAACCACGATTCCAATATCGTGCTGGGCCGTTCATCTTCTGGCACGCTTGAACTCTCCAGCGATGACAAGGGGCTGAAGTACGTGGTGACGCCACCCGTCAGCCGGGCCGACGTGCTCGAACTGATTCAGCGGCGCGACGTGCGGGGCAGTTCGTTCGCCTTCACGGTGGACCCGAAGAATGAATCCTTCCGCACTGGCGAGGACGGCAAGGCCATCCGCCAAATCCGCGAGGTATCGGGACTCTACGACGTGGGGCCGGTGCTGAACCCGGCCTACCCTTCCACGTCCGCATCTGTTGCCCTGCGTTCCTACGAAGCATGGTTGGCAACGCAGGAAACGCCTGCCGCCCCCGAGGTGGTTGCGGAGATTGCGAAACGTTCGCTGGTGCGTGATGCCGCTGCGGCATGGACTCTGAGGCTGCGAAATGTCTGAAGTGAGGTGCCAGTGCGGTGAGCGCCTGCGAACTCGTTCCAGCCGCCCGGTTGGCAACGAGCGGCAGCGGTACATGCGGTGCCCGAAGTGCGGGGCACGCGGAACTTGTTTTGTCCACACAACACATTCCGAAGTGCGGTACTGCAAGACACGCACCGACCGGCAATAGCGTGAACTCCACGGCAATACCGCCGCTGGAGATTACGCACACATGGACAATCTGAAGAAGCTTCAGGACGAAGCGGTTTTGCTTGCCAACCGGATCGACGCAGTTCGTGCCATCGAAGGCGATGACGACAAGATCGCGGAGCGCGACCTCGAACTGGAAACGCTGAACAAGCGTGCTGGCGACCTGTCGAAGAAGATCGACTTTGAGAAGACGATCTCCGACTCGGCCAAGAACCTGCGATCGGTGGTCGAGCGTTGCAGCCCGGCACCGGAAGCTGCCGAAGAGCGTAAGGCCGACCGCATCGAGGCGGTTCCTTTCTCTGGCCGCCTGCGTGCGTTTGAGAACGCCAAGGACGCCTACTCGGTCGGCATGTGGTTCAAGGCCAAGAGCGGTGACGCTGAAGCCCGCCGGTGGTGCCAGGACCACGGCATCGAGGCTCGTGCCCAGGGTTCGACCGGCAGCACGACCGGGGCAGCCTTCGTGCCCGACATCCTGTCGAGCACCGTGATCCGGCTCGTTGACGAGTATTCTGCCTTCGCTCAGAACGCCACCAACGTGCAGATGCCGAGCGACGTTCTCCTGTTCCCGCGTCGGACTGCCGGTGCCACCGCGTACTGGATCGATGAAAACGTGGCAATCACCCCCAGCGATCCCACCAGCAACCAGGTGACGCTAACTGCGAAGAAGGTCACGGGCGCAGTCACGATTGCTTCGGAACTGCTTCAGGACTCGATCGTGTCGATCGCTGACTGGATCGCTGCTGAACTGGCTTTGACGCTTGGCAACGCCGTTGAGGCTGCCGCGTGGGAAGGCAACCCCAGTAACGCCCCGGCTGTCGCTGGTCTTGTGACCACTTACACGGGCGGCCTTCTGGCTGGTGCTGGTGCCACCTATGCCGCCTCGCTGGTGGCGGCTACCGGTGACACGCCCGACGAAGTGACGAAGGCGAACCTGTTGGCGATGATGGCGAAGGTTCCGCAGCACTCGCGTCAGGGTGCCAAGTGGTTCTGTAGTCCCTTCTTTTTCGCCAGCTGCATGCAGTCGCTCGATCTCGCCCAGGGCGGTTCGGTTGGCATGAGCCAGGGCATGGGCCTGACCTTCCTTGGCAGCCCGGTGGTTCTCACCGACCGGCTCCCGAGCGGTGCGGATTCCAGTGGTGTCATCATGGCGCTGTACGGCAACATGGCCAACAGCTCCTACTACGGCGTGCGGCAGGGCATCGAGATTGCTTCGAGCGATCAGGTGAACTTCCTCAGCGACCAGACGGTGATTCGTGCCGTTGCCCGCGTGGCGATCAACCACGCCAACCTTGGCTCGTCCACGGTGGCTGGCCCGATGATCGGCCTGGTGGGTGCGTAAGCCTGACGGCTTGACGTGATGTGCAAACTAGGCGGGCCGCTCCAACTCGGGGCGGCCCGCTCTATTTCTAAGAGGCACGCATGATCGTCAAAGTCGGTAACACGGAAGCCGACATCCGGGTGGAAGCCGTGCTCTCGATGCCCAGGCTCTCGTTTACGGCAAACCACTTCGCGTGGGCACAGGCACTCATGCCGCTGGGGATTCGCCCTACGATGGGAACTGGTGCGTTCTGGGACCAGGTGAACACCCGCGTCATGGAACAGTTCATCGACAAGTGCGAATACCTGCTGACGATCGACTATGACACGTTCTTCACCAAGGAAGACGTGGAGCACCTGTTCGCTATGGCGATGACGTTCCAGTGCGATGCCATTACCGGGCTACAAACCAAGCGGGAAGACGGCCGCCCGATGCTGACGCTGAAGGGCACGCTGGACAATCCACCCAAGGACGGCACCACAAGCCTGCCTGCTTCGTGGTTTGCCGAGCCTGTGCAGGAAGTCGATACGGCACACTTCGGCCTTACGGTGATCTCTACGGCGGCCCTGAAGCGTGCGAAGAAACCCTGGTTCCTTTCGACGCCCGGCCCTGACGGTTCTTGGAACGAAGGCCGCGTCGATCCCGACATTCACTTCTGGCGCAACTGGCGCGAGAGCGGCAACCGCGTGTACGTCACGCCCCGCGTGGTTTTGGGCCACGGCGAATACGTGGTGACGTGGCCGGGGCAGAACCTTGGCAGCCCTGTTTTCCAGTGGACTACGGATTTCACGAACACCAGCAAGCGGCCCGAAACTGCATGGAGCGTCCCCCAATGACCAAACTACGAATACTGCGGCCTTTCCGTTCCTACCGCACCGGCCAGGTGGTGGAGATCCCCGGCGGTCTGGCAGCGGAGTTGGTCGCCAAGCGGTTCGCTGCAATCGAGCAGCAGCAGGATTTGCTAGAGACGGCGGCCCTTGATCCTGCCACAGAAACGGCCGACGCCACGCCTAAGCGGAGACGCAGGAAATGATGTACCGCAGCCTTGCTAGAGCGACCGCCCCCGTGGTCGAGCCTGTGACGCTTGCCGAAGCGAAGGCCCACTGCCGGATCGACACCAGCACAGATGATGCCTACGTTTCGTCGCTCATCACGGCAGCCCGCGAGTGGTGCGAGCAGTACCTCGACCGGACGCTGGTACACACCCAGTGGGTCATGCGGTTCGACAAGTTCCCGCCTGACGGCACCATGGACATCGAACTACCCCGCCCGCCGATGGCAGCGGCTGGCACAGCCACAGCGGTGGCCCTGACGTTTACCTACGAGAACGGCACAACGGCCACCTACGGCAGCACCAGCTACCGCGTGGACCGCAATGCCACGCCGGGCAGCGTGAAGACGCTCTACGGCCAGACGTGGCCCCCGCACTTGCAAGACGACAATGCGATCAGCGTGACCTGGTGGGGCGGTTACGGTGCCAGCGGCAGCGATGTGCCAACGGCGATTCGCCACGCGATGCTGATGCTGGTGGGGATGTGGTTCGAGCGGCGCATGGCGGCAGACTCAATGAGCGGCGATGAAATCCCGTTCGGCGTGAAGTCGCTCCTAGACTCGCAGCGGTGGGGTTCCTACCGATGATCGACCCCGGCAAACTCCGCGAGCGTATCACGGTGCAGATCGCCAGCGGCACCACAAACGCTTTGGGCGAGACCGTGCTGGCGTGGGCGGACTCGTCTGCCGTGTGGGCCAGCGTTGAAGGCGTGAGCGCACGCGAAGCCTTGGCTGCCGGGCAGCAGGAAACCACTATCAGCCACAAGGTGCGGCTGCGTTACCTGCCGGGGCTGAGCCAGAACATGCGGTTCTCCTGGCGTTCCCGCACGCTGGATATCGTGAGCCTGCTTGAGCACGGCAACCGCAGCGAACATGAGGCGATTTGCCAGGAGCAGATTCCCTAATGGCGATGTTCAACGGCGAGCCGCTGATCAAGTTGGCCCTTGGGCGTGGCAAGGCTGCAAAGTCTTTGTTTTCCCTTGCGCCGCTGGATGACGTGATTTCCGAATTGAAGAAGCTCGATAAGGACATCAGCAACCGCTACCAGGCCCGTGCCTTGAAGAAGGCGTCGAAGCCCGGCAAGGAAGCCCTGCTGGCACAGGTGCGAAGCATCGGGCAGGTGACAGGCAACCTGCTGGCGAGCGTGACAGATCGCACGAAGAAGTACACCAACAACAAAACGAACACGCCCGTGTCGGTGGTGGTGATCGGATTCCGTAGGCCGGTCGCTAGCGGCAAGCAGCGAATGGCTGAATCGGCCTTCGGCGGTTCTGTCCAGAAGGGTCCGAACCGGGCGTACCACTCCCACCTGGTGGAGTTCGGCACCAAGGGGCGGCGCAGCCCCGGCAAGAGCAAGGTAGTGAAACGCCGCCGTGTGATTCTCGACGGGCGGATCATCACGCTGAAGGATCGACTAAAGGAAAAGCCCAGCAACGCACGCGGCGTAATGTCGTCTGGCTTTAATGACAATTCCTCGCCAGAACAAAAAAAAGGGAAACGACGGCAATTCAAAGGACGCGGCAAGTACCCCATCGACTTCATCGCCACGGGATCGGTGGCCCCCATGCCTGCACTTCGTCCGCTGGAGAAGGCTTTCCGGCAGTCGCTGCCTGCGATGAAAAGCATCCTTGACGTGGAAATGCGGAAGGCGTTGACGAATGCCCTACGTGCCCAGGAGCGCCGCAACAAGGCGGATGGCAAATGAAATCCCCCGAAGCCGTCATGCGAAACGCCCTCGTCACCACGACTGTGGTTTCGTCCATCGTTTCATCTCGGATCTTCCCGTTGCTTGCGCCGCAGTCGGCGGCCCTGCCGTTCATCACCTACCGGCGAAGCGGCATCCGCAGGCAGCAGACGCTTAGCGGCCCGATGGGTGTTCCGCAGGTGAGCGTGGATTTCGACGTGTACGCCGCTACCTACGAAGGTGCCAGAGACTTGGCCGACAAAGTGCGGCAGCGTCTGGATGGGTACGGGGGGACGTTCGACAATGCAGAGGTCAAGCAGGTCTCGCTCGAAAACGAGCAGGACGACTTCGTACAGCTGGCGGGTGCTGAAATGCCGCCGGTTTATAGCGTCAAACTATCGTTCGATTGTTGGTGGCAGGAGACTTAAGCAATGGCATCGACGCCCCATGATTCAAGCGGCACGACGGTAACTTTTCCGGGCTTCACCGGCACCGTTACCAATCTGACGTACAACAAGAACGACGTTAATGCCGCCGACACTATCGACATTAGCCATCTTGGCCTGACAACCGGCGCTGCTGTCTTGACGCAGAACCGTCCGCTGGCTGGGTCTGCAACCGACACGGGGCGGGAAGTTTCAATCGACTTTGTTGGCACTGGCGGCATAGACGACGGTGCTACTGGCACGCTGGCGATCACGGGCGGCCTGTCGCTGTCAAAGGCTGCCACCGTTGCGAGTTGCTCGGTGACGCTTGCAGTGAACGATGTCATCCGTGGCAGTGCTACCTTCCGCGTTGCCCGCTAGTTCACGGGAGGTTTTCCCGTGGCAAGTTACAGCACAGGCATCACGGTCACGTTCAACGGCGCGGCCGCCACGGAAGTTACCGGCCTGTCGTGGACGTGGGGCGGCGGATTGCCCAAGGGCCGCAGCGTTGTCTGGACTGACGACGCTGGCTCTGTCAGCGTTCAGACGATTGGCGTCGTAAGCACCGCCCCCTATGGAACTCGCGGCACGCTGACGATTGCGGGTGGCGGCATGAACTTGACGTGCACTGCATGCTGTACTTCCGTGAGTGCGGCGGCAGAACTCAACGGAGTGACGCGCTACACCGTCGAGTTCCAAATCATCCAATAAGGCAACCAATGTCACTGACAAGAGAACAAATCGACGCAGCAGACGACGCCAAGATCATCAAGGTGCAAGCCTTCGGCGGGGAGTGCTGCCTTCGGCTGATGAGCGTGGGCGAACGTGATTCCTACGAGATGAAGCTAGTCGAGGCGGGCGGCAAAGCCATCCCCGACTTCCGCTCTGAACTGCTGTCGCGGACGCTCTGTGACGAGAAGGGCAACCTGATCTTCCCCGGCGAAGAAGGTGTTGAAGCCTTGAAGGTTCGCAGCAGCGACCAGATGCACAAACTGTGGCAAGCGGCCATGAAGCACAACGCATTGACTGAGGAGGAGATCAAGAGACTAGCGGGGGAATAAACGCCCGTCCGACGCTGCATTTCAAGATGCGCCTGGCGGGCCACCTTCGGATGACGTTGGAACAAATCGACGCAATGGATTCACGGGAGTTCAGTCGATGGATCGCGTACTCCAGGTGGTTCAGCCCGCTCGAAGATTCATGGACGCAGACCGGGATGCTTGCCAGTGCGATGCTGGCCCCGTACTGCCCGAAGGGTAAGACTCCTACCGCTGGCGATTTCATACCGATCGAAGACAAGGCACCCAAGCACTGGACGCAGATTCACGCAGTGCTTGAGCAGATGAAGAAGGACTTGGAAGGCTAGGCATGGCAAGCATCGGGCTAGGATTCACGCTGTCGGCAAATGCTCAAGGCATGTCCTCGGGCATCAATGCCGGTGTCGTTGAACTTCAGAAGCTCGGATATGCCGCCAAGAAAACTCAGGCTGACGTTTCGACGCTGAAGACGATCGAACTTTCGCGGGTGTTCCTGTCGAGCGTTCAGACCGTCGCCGGTGCGTTCAACTCCTTCGTGGCTGGCTCTGCCTCTGCTGTGGCATCGGTGGACGATCTCAGCAAGCGGACAGGCGTTTCCACGCAGACGCTTCAGGCGTACCAGTTCGCAGCCGAACAGTCTGGCGTGAGCGTCGAGACGTTCGGCAAGGGTGTCCAGAAGCTCGGCATCAACTTGGGCGAAGCCCAGACCGGCAACAAGGGTGCCATCAAGTCTTTCGCGGATCTCGGGCTGTCGGTGCAGGAACTTTCGCGGTTGTCGCCCGAGGCTGCCTTTGAGGCTGTCGCGGCGGCGATCTCCCAACTGCCCGGCCCGGCCCAGCAAGCGGCGGCTGCGGTGAGCCTGTTCGGCAAGAGCGGTGCCGAACTGGTGCCGGTGTTTGCTGAAGGTGCTGGCTACCTTTCAGAGATGCGTGCCGAAGCGGAGCGGCTGGGCCTGGTGCTGAGCAAGGACCAGGTGCAAGGGCTGGCAACGCTTGATGATTCAATAGGCAAAGTCTCTGCCACGTTCAAGGCGTTCCAGGCTCGCGTGACGGCAGAGCTGGCACCGTCGCTGATTGCTGCCGCTGAAAGCGCAGCCACGTTCATCGCATCACTCGACGTTCAGGAGGTGGCGAAGTCTGCGGAAGCGGCGATTGGTGGCGTTGTGGCGGTTGCCAGGGCTGCCGCCGATGCGTTCCTTATTCTTTTTAAGGCTACTGCCCCGCTGGCATCTACGATCTTCCCGGTGATTGCCAACACGCTTGGCCTTATCGCCAGCAACATGACCGGCGCAGCCGTAGGTGCGATTGCCGCCGCTGCCGGTTTCGGAGCCTACAGCGTGTCTTGCATTGGGGCCACCGCCGCCACTGCCTTGCTCACTTCAGCAATTACTGCCCTTCTTTCCCGTACTGGAATTGGCGCTATCGTCGTGGTGCTGGGTACGGTCGGCGGTGCATTCGCAAGTTACGCAGTGGCAGGAACGTCTGGAGCGAATGAAGTCACCGCCGCTCTCGCAAAGAATGAGGCAACGGCGAAGAATGTTGAAGAGCGATTCAACAAAGCCAAAGAAGCGGCTAGGGCTTTTGCAACAGAGGCTGAAGCCGCATTCAAACTGCCTGCCGAGATAACCGACGCAACGCTGATCCAGGGCACCATTGAGGAAGCCACGAGCGGATTCAAAAAGATTGCCCAAGAGGCTGGCAAACTTGGTGCAGTGCCGAGAGAAGTTGCAGATGCTTTTGAAGTGCTAAAGGCCCGCGTCGGTAGTCTTACGGACGAGTTTAAGGGGTCTGGCTTCAGCCAAGAAGCGATTGCAGAAGCTGCCCAGAATGTTGTCCGTGAAGTCAACAAGATCACCGACGCCCGCAAGGCTGAAGAAGAGGCCACCAAGCGTGTAGCAGACACATCCGCCAAGGCAACAGAAGAGGCACGGAAGCGTGTTCAGGAACTTGTGCAGTCTGGCGTACCGGAATCCGAGAAATCACGCCTGACGCTTTCACAGGATCTCTTGGCGATCAACAAGACGATCGGCGACTCAGAGAAGAACCTAGCTGACGCCCGCAAAGCTGGCGATGCCGTGGCGATCCAGCAGGCACAGGAGCGGCTGCGGCTTACTCAAGAGACGGCGGCGGCTGCGACTGACGCTGCCAGGCAGCAGGCACGGGACCGTGAACTGTCATCGCTGGGGCTCGACAAAGCCCTGCTGAAGCCCGTCGAGACTGTGAAGGATCAGTTCATCAAGGTTCGCCAGGCGTTCGACAAGGGGCTAGTGAACGGTGGCGAAGCACGCACTGCACTTCAGAACCTTGCCGCCGAGGGCATCAGCATCCGTAAGGAGATCGCCGCCGAACTGGCGCGGCCTTCGCAGCAGGCATTGCAGGTGAACGACATCCGCACCCAAGAGGGTGCTTCGCAGTTCCTGGCGTTGGCAACCGGCCGCCAAGATCCTGCACTCGAACAGCGGCGTGCCCAGTTGGCGAAACTCGAAGAGATCAAGCAGGCGATTAAGGCCACTGGTGCCAACCCCGTAGAAATCCTTGGTGCCTAATGGCCGTTCTCTCCTACCGCGAAGTTCTGCCGCGCACGCTGTCGCACAAGTTTGGCGAAGCGCCCACTGCTGAACTGAAGTACGTCTGCACACTGGACGGTGCTACTAACACGCAGGAAATCATCAACACGGTTGGCATCTTCCACGGTGCTGCACACCCAGAGTTTTCCTACCTGCTCTGCCTGAACGTGGCGGTGAGCGAAACCGATGCGTTTCACGCGGAAGTCACGTACAGCTACGAGTCGCCGCAGGAAGGCACGCCGAGTTTCCAAACAAGCCCGCTGTCTCGTGCCGATATTTGGTCGTTTTCCACGAGTGGCGTGGCCGTGCCAACGTTCCGCTACTACAACGGCACAGGGAACACGGACATCAAGCCGCTCATCAACTCGGCTGGCGACATCATTCCGGGTGCACAGTCGATTGAAGGCGAACTGAAACTGTCGATTGCCGGGAACCGCGCCACGTTCCCGATCGCCAACGCCGTGGCCGTGACGGGGGCGCTGAACTCCGATTCATTCCTTGGTGCTGATGCGTATCAGTGGATGTGCCACGGCATAAGCGGCCAGCCAGCCGTCGAGGTAGTCAACGGCCAGGAGGTGAACTTCTGGCAAGTCACTGCGGAACTGTCATTCAAGGCCAGCGGCTACCAGTTGTATCTGCCGAACGTCGGCTGGAACTACGTCAGCAGCGGATCGAAGAAACGCTGTTATGTGTTTGAGGAAGGCGGCATCGAAAAGATTGCGTCTGCGTCTGTGATGGCGTTGAACGACGATGGCAGCATTCGGTTCAATAACGACTTCACCGGCAGCGGTGCGCCAACGATCCTTGCACGCCGCTTCAATCCTGCCGTCGCTTTCGCTACCTACTTCGGCACGCCACCTTTCTAGGAGTTTTTCGCATGGCAGACATCAACTACACGATCACCGGCCAGGTGCAAAAGGGTGCGTTGTCGCAGTCCTTTGCCGCATCGGGCATCACTGCGGACATTGCCACCGCTGGCGTTCTCAGCGTGACGCTGAACCTTGGAACGGCGGTTACGCAGATCTCTACGGCCACGCTCGGCAGCGTTGGCCTGGCGTTCGCAAGATCGCTGGCAACGGAGACCACGCACACCGTGAGCTTTGGCCGGTACTCAGGCGGATCTCTGTACGAAACAGTCCGCTTGAAGGCAGGCGAGGCTGCCGTGTTGCGGCTGGCAGCCGGTGACTACGCGGCGAGCTCTGCCGTTGCTGGTACTCGGCTCGTGCTCACTGTCTACGAGGATTGACCGTGGCACAAAAACCAGACGGCAAAGCAGCACGCACTGAGCGGGTGACGTTTACGCGGCCCGCTGCGGAACGGATTGCCAAGGTAGTGCGTGCCGTTGAAGGTGGCGACCGAGACACGCCGGGCATTTACTTTGGCTCGGCACCTGGTGCTGCCCCTGGCAAGACCTTTCGCGTCTGCACCTTCACCGGGGCGTGGTCGATTGGCTCGGAAAGGACCGTCACGTTCAAGAACGTGACGACCACGCCGAACACTGCCAGCGCCATGAACCTACTCGCTGAAATCCCAGTGCAATGCGATGGAAGCACTACAGAAGTCATGATCGCCAAGGAGGGGACTGCTTGGTACTACGTGAACCATAAACTTGGATGCAACGGCAAGCCGTCTGCGCGCGACTTAGGCGACGGCGCAGTGTGCGACTTTGCGCTCGATGAGATTGTTGACGCCGCCGACAATCCGCAACTCTTGCTAAACGACGAAGGGTGCCCGAAGTGGGTGGGGTTTACACAAAAAGACGTTGTCTTGGATGTGAGGATTGAGGATGGCGAACTTGTTGTGGTTAAGCAGAAGATGTTTGTGGTGCTACATACCGAGGTTGAAGCCGTAGAAACAATCATTGCACTTGAAGAGTGCCCTGCCCCATGACCGCACCACTAACGGTACAAGACGGGAAACTTGTTCTTCAGGGCGGTGCCCTCGGCACGGGGGCGGCGTGTTGCTGCAACAAGTGCTCCGGCCCGTGCGATGCCGAGAACCCGTGCCCCGAAGGGTGCTCGTGTTGCGACGGGGAGTGCGTCGCAGAGACGTGCTGCGGCCCGTGCGACGGAGAGAACCCGTGCGGCGAAGGCTGCGAGTGCGTGGACGGGGAGTGCGTGTCTGGGGGGTTCCTGTGCGACAGGTGGTATTTCGAAGCGTGCGGCGTGGCAACATGCCCGGACGGAACTGGAGTCATCGACACCGAAAAGGGGGTGTGCCTCGTTGGTGGTGAATTTGATGAGTTTGGATCGGCTGCTGGCCGGGACTACTGCGAAACGGAACTCGGCGGAGTATGGCTACAGGAGACTCCGCCATTATGCGAGTATGACACGGACGCAGATTGCGATGAATGTAATGACGGCATCGCGTTTGCCTGGTTCTGCTACCGCAAAAACCCAGACGGCACGGTAACATTTGTCGATGCTGGGGGGAATGACTATCCGGAATACCTCCCCTGCAACAACCCGCTGCCATGATTACGTGCCACATCAATCACCTCGCCGCCCGCTGCCGCCAACGTGGCTACACGCCTGACGAGGTTCGGCCCTGCATCGTCAGCCAAGACGGCGACCAGATCACGGTTGACGAGACGCACCCGGCGTACCCGCGCGATCCGAAGCCGGGATTCGTGCCGCCACAAGCAAAGGCCGCACCGCAACCGCCAGCACCAACCCACGGCCCCGGCGTTGAACTCAAGAAACTACTCAAGCTCATCGGCATCACGGCCACGCCCAACTGCTCCTGCAATGCCCGTGCCCGCAAGATGGACGAGGAGGAGGCCAAGGAACCCGGCTGGTGCTCCGCCCACCTAGACGAGATCGTCGGTTGGCTACGCGAGGAAGCGACGAAGCGCAGCCTGCCGTTCCTTGACGCGGCCGGTAGGGTGCTGGTTCGCCGTGCGATCAGCAACGCCCGTAAGGAACTCGCCCGTGCCGAGAAAGCCGCCACAGCCGAAGGCCGCGACGAAGCCTGAGTTCGACGCCAGCCCGTTGGACGAGGAAGACGACGCACCCGCTGGCGGCGGCATCCCTGACGACGACGGCATGGTGTACCTGCGGCGCTCGAAGCCCAAGCCGAAAGGAAAGCCCCGTGGCAAAGGCAAAAAGCCTGCTTGATGACGTGCTCGCCAAGGCGGCCAACGGCAAGCCGGGATTCAAGACATGGTTCGAGCGGTTGCCCGCTGATGCCCAATCCGAACTTTCTGCGGTGCGTGAGTCGTTCGATCCCCGCGTTCATCAGACGCGGGCGTTCTCTTTGGCAATCATGGAGGCGGCGCAGGAACGCGGCTGGGCGACCGGCGGCATCCAGGCCGTGATAGCGTGGCTAAAAAAGCAACGCTGAGTCAGAGCGTGGCCGCGAAACTCCCGCCACCGAAACCCGCTGCCGACGCGGAGCAGGTGACGCAATCGCAGAGCGGCGACACGCTCGAAGCCCGAAGCACCTCGCGGCGTATCAAGACCGTCGAAGATCTACTGCGGCACATCGAAGCGGACATGACACGCTTCGAGATCGCCGCCAGCGAGGCAACGAAGTGGGAATGCGGCGACGGCGACGGCGGGAGCATTGAGTTGCACCGCGTGTTCGTCAGGCTCAAGCCACGCGGGGGGCCGACGACGATTCAGTGTGTCGAGGCGATGATCGACGCGGCAAAGAAAGAGATACGGCGGCCCTTGACCAAGACTGTCAAGGCACCCAAGCGGGATGGGCTGTGGCAGGTGCTCGTCGTGGCCGACACGCACTTTGGAAAATACGCATGGGGCAAGACAACCGGCGGTGACGACTACGATCTCGACCAGGCCGAGCTGCTGGTCGGAAACGCGGGCCGCGAACTGCTCGCGGTGGGAGAAGCCCACAAGCCCACTCGCCGCACGATTGCTTTCCTTGGCGACCTCTTCCACTACGACACGCCAACGGGGACGACGACCAGCGGCACGCCGCTAGAGCGGGACGGGCGACTCCAGAAGATGATCGCCGTGGGTTGCGACTCGTTGCTGGCGATTGTCGAGCGATCAGCGGAGACGGTGCCCACGGACGTGGTGATCGTCAACGGAAATCACGATGAGGTGCTGACGTGGACGTTTCAACGCATCCTGCTGGAGCGGTTCCGCAACTCTAAGAGCGTGACCGTGAAGGCCGACTTCACCGGCAGGCAGTACCTTGCCCACGGAAAGAACCTGCTGGGCTTCGCTCACGGCCACAAGGCGAAACGCAAACTCCCGCAGATCATGGCGCTCGAAGCATCGCAGCAATGGAGCGCATGCCCGTATCGTGAATGGCACACGGGCCACTTCCATTCGCAGGCTGCGGAGTGGCAGCGACCGATCGAAACGCTCGACGGGGTGATCGTGCGAACCGCACCGGCTCTGTGCCCGCCGGATGATTGGCATTCTGTGAACGGATTCATTGGCGCTAGACAGGCATGCGAAACATTCTTCTATCAGCCGGATGGAGGACTCACCGCCATGCACGTTGCTGCACCAAAGGGAAAGCAATGAACACACTGGAACAAGGAAACGCCGCGCTGCGGAGCGCGGTTGAGGAACGTCTGGCTGGGTGCTGCGAAGGGACAAGGGCGGGATGGAAGGCGGCCACCGAGGCCAGCGCCGCCAAGTACGCCGAACGGCTGAACGGCGACGGGCTCTTGGCTGAAGGGCTGCGGCCGGGATCGGAAGCGTTCGTTTCCGTGCTGGACGAGATAAGAAATCTCCACTTTCGCAAGACGCTCGACTACGGGTGCGACGAAGATGCCCTGTCGAACATCCGCAACTCGGCTGATGTCATCAACGTGCCTGCCTACGCGGGCTGCGTGCTGCGAATGAGCGACAAGATGCACCGGCTGCGTTCATTCTTCCGGCGTGGCGAAGTCGAGTTCGACGGCGTTGAAGACACGCTGCTGGATCTCGCGGCCTACGCGGCAATAGCCCTGGTGCTGTACCGCGAGGCCCAAGAGTGATGGAAGCCCGCGTGCCGTACTCCGAAGACGAGGCACAGGAAGCCTGGCTGTGGGTGAACCGCCACGGCCCGAGCAACTCGTGGACCGCGAGCAACGGCACGGCGGCACGCATGATCGGTCGGCTGCTAGAGGAACGGGAACGGCTCCTGGTGATGCTTGCAAGCCGTGAGAACATCGCACGACCGCAATGAGCCGGACGGCGGGCGTGGCGGCGCGGGGCTTATTCCTTTCCCTCCGCGCCGCCCCCGCTGTTCAGGCTGCGGGCTTGTCGTGTTCGCCCAGGTCGAGCGGCGGCAGGAAGTCGATTGCCGACTGTTGGCCTGTGATGCTGGGATCTAGGTAGTGATCCTTTGTCGTCTTCTGGTTGGAATGCGCTGCGTGCTCTGTTGGATCTCCCCCGCCCCGCTTTACGTAGGAACAACTTGCCTTGCGGATGGCATGAAATCCCCTTGGGGTCACGTCGGCACGGTAGCAGAGAAGCTTCATGCTGCAAAAGATTGCGTTGGGGGCACGGTGCTCGTTCCAAGGCCACACAAGCTCGTTTGCCGCCCTCCGGTGCTTTCGCATCATCTCAGCCAGTTGCGGAGTGATTGCCCGTGTAATGGTCTGTATGCCCCCTTTTCGCGTGCCTCCAAGGAACGTGATCAGGCAGCCGTCCAAATCGACATTATCCCAACGCAGCCCCAGCAGACCGCCAAGGCGTTCGCCCGTCAGCCAGGCGGCAAAGATCATTGTCTGGAACATCCAATTCGCTGGGACAGGCCCGACGTTCCCCCTACGGCCTTCGGCGTGGCGAATGAGTGCGGACACCTCGGCAACCGTGAAGCCCTTAGGCGGCTTCTGGGGCACCCTGACGATGTTCCGGGGAAGGTCTGGGAACTCAAGTTGTTTGCCGTTCACTTCGATTCGTTTCTTGCACGCGTGATTCCACAAGGAAACTAGGTGTGCCATATCCTTACGGACGGTGGCGGGAGCACAGACCAGCCCCCGGTGCGGCGTCACCGCACGCCAGCGAAGGAACCGGCTAACCGTCAGGTCTTCGAGGTCGGACAGTTCCGGCTCTCGTCCAAGGAAGTCGCGGAACCTGTCCAGTGAGTTGCCAAACAGGATCACGCTTTTCGGTTTCAGGTTGTGAAGCACCGCGTAACGCTCCACCAAAAGCTCTCGCAAGTTCATCGCATCGCCCTCCTTTTTGAAGTAGGGCGGAATGTATCAGGTGGTGTACAAACGTTCTATACACCCATGCCCTCCGCTCATACTTTGTGTTTTCACCCTATCCGACAGGGTGGAAAATGGGAAGCGGGCGACTGCCCAATTTGACTAAGTGCTGGTTATCGGTAGTATCTCAGGGATGGTCGCAATGCCACACACAATCGACGGCGGGGAATACCTCACAGTTTCCGAGGCTGTGGACGTGATGGGCTGCACCGAGGGCTGGATTCGTGCCCTGCTGGGCCGCGAAGCTATCCCCGGTGCCAGGCGGATCGGCCAGCGTATTTGGCTGATTCCTGCGGCTGCGGCCAAAGAAGCCCGCGACGGGCTTTCCACTAGGTCAAACGCCAAAAAGCACCTGGCGAAGCGGCCAGTGTCGAAGCGGAAGAAGCCCGCCAAGCGGAAGAAGTAGCGTTTTCCCCGGCGAAAACGCACCCAAAGAAAATCCGATTCATGTACTTGACGCCCAACTGACGATACCCTACAGTACACCCATGCGAGCGAATGAGACTTGCAGCCTCGAACTAGGAGACGAAACGATGGACGCGATGACATACACGATCACTATAAGCGGCAAGGCTGACAAGTTCATGCGCGGCACTGGTCTTGGGCAGGGAGTGCTTTGCCCGCGTGACATTGCAGGGACTCTCGCGCTAGCCGATGCCTACGGCAAGAAAATCACTCGCAAGCGCGGCTTTGGCTATACCGTCACCCTAAACATCTTCGGCAGGGATGGCGTCGAAGCACTGATTGAATACATGGAGGCCGCGATTGTCGCCAACAGCGACGACAATGATCCGGCTGAAGTGAATGCTTGTCGGAGAGCTATTGCGGCCTGTCACGCTGCGTTATCAGACTGAAAAGTCTAAGCAGAACAAGGTGGGGCCACCCGGCCTGCCGACAGCTGCGAAACGGGTGGCACTTCACACACAGGATTCTTTCGGCCAAGGAGGGCCACGCATGAAACGCTACTGGAACAACGCACTGCAATCGCTCGTCCTAGTCCGCATGGGCCAGGAGCTCGGCACCGATTCAGACCTCGCCCAGGCCGTTGCGCACTCGATCGACTTCGTTCTAGGCACACTCGCCAGATTCTTCTCTTGACGAACTAACGCTAGCCGATAGCCTATCTAACGCTAAGGAAAACAAGCCATGCAAAACCAACCACGATTCCAGCCCCGTTTCATTTCTTTCGCAGGGGGGATTGACGAACGGATTTTGCTCAATACATTGCCGCCCCCACGACTGAACATCTGTTCAGCGCAACCCCACCTTGGTGTGGAACCTTCACTGGAAAGAAGTTTTCCCGACGCTCAAGAAATAGCAAATTTCCCGAATCAAACGGCACAGTAATTGCCCCCCCCCCCCCCCTCAATACATTCCCGCACCGCTGAACGTTTTTACATCACCACAAGGAGTTAGCGACATGGACGCACACGCCAACGAATACGCCGCAGCAGTTTCAGGCATGCAAGACACCTACGGCACTGGCGATTTCGTCAGCGGTCAAACCAGCGGCAAGTGCTGGAGCGGCCGTGTCGAGTGGCAGGAAGGCGAATGGCTTTCCGTGAACGTGGACGGCGCATGGGTTCGCGTACCCGTCAAGGACATCACGCACTGAGGAGATTCCCCGGTGGAACCGGGTGCAGGAGGCGATTCGTGCCGCGAACCGATGGACCGGCGAGCGGCTTTCAAAAGGGACGAAAGACAACGAAAGGACACGAAAGATGAGCACAGCAATCGCAACGCAGCAGGCCCACGGGCTGACGCTGCAAACCTTCGATGACGCATTCCGCTTTGCCAAGATGGTGAGCGCTTCGGACTTCGCCCCCAAGGATTTCAAGGGCAAGCCGGAATCCTGCCTGCTGGCGATCCAGCACGGCAGCGAAGTGGGGCTCTCCCCCATGCAGTCGCTCCAGAGCATTGCCGTAATCAACGGCAGGCCGACGATCTGGGGTGACGCGGCCCTGGCCTTGGTGCAGGCATCGCCCGCCTGCGAGTACGTCAAGGAGTTTATCGAAGGCGAGGGCAAGCAGATGGCTGCCGTCTGCGAGGTGAAACGTCGGGGCTACCCTGCCCCCACCGTGGTCAGGTTCAGCATGGCCGACGCTGAGAAGGCTGGCCTGCTGGGCAAGTCTGGCCCGTGGAGTCTTTACACGAGCCGCATGTTGGCCCTTCGAGCAAGGGGTTTCGCCCTGCGGAACTCGTTTGCTGACGCTCTGCGTGGCCTCATCACTGCCGAAGAAGCACAGGACTACCCGCAGGCTGCCCCGACGCCAGCCGTCACTGTGACGCAGCCAGAGCCCCCAGCGGCGACCGTCGAGCCGAGCGTGTACCAGAAGGCAATGCAGTCCATCGTTCGAGCCAAGACGCTCGACAGGTTGGACGACATCCGGCGCAAGGTGGCCGAACGGCTGGCTGACAAGAGCCTCACCAAGTGGGAACACGACGAGTTGGCGAAGGCGGTGCTGGACAAGGCCAGCACGATGGACAACGGCACCGAGCACTTCGACGCCGCAGAGGTCGCAGCGGAGGCACAGGCCCGATGAACAAGTTCAACCCCACCTGCCGCTCGATCAACGAGGGCCACCCGCCGACCACTGCTGAGTGGAACGAATGGGAACTCAAACAGGCAGGCCCGGCGCGACGTTCAGCTGTCGCGCCGGGAACCGCCAAAGGCGTTCCCGATCCCGTGCCAATGCTGACGCCAGAGCAGGTTCAGCACCAGGCGAAGTGGCTGTACACGTCGGTGATGCTGTTGGTGGATGCCCTTGACCGTGAAGCGTGGGATGGACGGTGGACGAACCGGCTGATGCACGCACACACGTTTGCCAGAAACACCCTTGAAGACGCAGCGAAATACCAGGAACCAACCGATGCCGTGGCACTCGACGTGGACGCAAATGAAGAAGAAGGCACAAGCCCAGCCGAAGGGCAAAACCCGCAGGTCATCGGCGGGATCGGCGTCGAAGCGGGAGACGACGAAATCCACCGCAGTTCAGGGCCAGACTCCGAAGGCTGACTGAATCGAATGCCCCACGTGACGGGGCAAATACACGGGCCTTAGAGGGATCGCACCTTGGACATGGAGTCCTTACGAATGACCGACGAAGATGCCAACGCTTTGTGGCAAGGCGGCCACGGAGTTGAAAAGGTTGTGCTGTCTGACTACGAGCGGGCAGAGATCCTTCCGCACGTTCAGCAGGCGATGATCGGCGGGCGATCCGACATCTTCGACGATCCCGGCCAGCGCCGGGCCGAACTCGGTGAAAACCAGTTGGTGGGTCTTGGCTGCGAAGCCGCGTTCTTCAAGTGGGCGGAGCCTCTTGGCAGCGGCGGCATAGATGCGTGGCTCTCGCAGCGGTGCCTTCGCAATCAGAACAAGCGCGCCGGTGATGGCGGATGGGATTGCGTCTTGTCTGACGGCACGAAGGTGGACGTGAAGAGCAGCGAATGTCGCGGCGTGATGACCATCCAAGGTGCGCTCTCCTACCACCTGACCCAGTGCCGCACCAAGACGATGCCAGAAGTGGCATACGTGCAATGCCACACAAAGAGGCTCATGGACTCCTACCAAGTCCCGAAGGTTGTCTTGCTGGCCGGTTGGCTTTGGGGCAGCGAACTCAACGGGCGCGAAGACTACCCGCAGATGCGCGGGTGGTCAGCCAGGTGCAGCACTATTCGCCGGATGGAGGAACTGAAGCATGGCCGGTGACTGGATCAAGATGCGTGCGGCCCTGACGACCTGCCCCAAGGTGGCGGCAATGGCTCGCGCCATTGGCATGGCAGACGAGTTCAGCGGGCTTTCCCGCCACTCGATGCGGCTGCTGGTGGTTGGTGGCCTGCACGCCGTGTGGGCCGCCGTCAACGAGCACACCGCAGACGGGGTGATGGCAAACACCTACCCAGAAGACATGGACGACATCGCCGGGATTGAGGGTTTCGGTTCCGCGATGCGTTCGGCGGGCTGGCTTGAGGTGGACGAGGCAGCCCAGACCCTCACTTTCCCCAACTTCGGCCAGTGGAACACGCCAGCGAAGGACATCACCGCAGCCGAAAGAATGCGAAAACACCGGGCAAAACAGGATGTTGCGCGTAACACCGTAACTGTTACGGAGCCGTTACGCGTAACTGTTGCGCTAGATAAGACAAGACAAGACAAGAGAGAAGATATACAGGCTGCGCCTGTTGCTACGAGCGAACCGCCGAAGCGGCGGAAACGCTCGCAGCACCCCGATGCCGTTGCTTGGAATGCTGACGCAGGATGGCAGCGGATCACGGACGCAGACCGCTCGGAGTGGGCGGAAGCGTTTCCCGGTGCCGTGCTCGACCAGGAACTCGCCAAGGCAACCGCCTGGCTGAAGGCACACCCGTCCAAGGCTGGGAAGCGGAACTGGCGTGCGTTCATCGTCCGCTGGCTGGGGAGGTGCCAAGACCACGGCGGCACCAACCGCACGACAGGCAACCGCCCAGAGGAGAAACCGCCGCCCAAGGTCTGGCTCAACGAGTACCAGCCCGCCCCGTACAGGCGACCGCGTGAGGCCGCCGAACTTGCCATCGCAATCAAACTCAAGGACGAGGACCAATGACAACGACCCTAGAACGACGACCGCCCACGGAACGCCAGCAGGAAATATTTCTGTTCGTCAAAGGCTTCCGTGAGCACCACGGCTACTGCTGCAGCATCCGCGAGGTGTGCGACAAGTTCGGCTTCACCTCGCCCAACGGTGCCTGGTGTCATCTGTGGCCCCTGCGCCGCAAGGGATGGCTGACGTGGGAAGAGAACCAGAACCGCACCCTTCGCCCGATGGAAGGCGGTGCCGCATGAGCGACGACCAGCTGCCCGAACTCCCGGCACCGATGACGGTGGCCGATATGTGTGCCTTGCAGGCGTGGATGGACCACATCGACGACGACTCGCGGCTACTCCACGAGCAGGCTGCCGACACGATCAGAAACCTCATGCGTCGGTGCATGAAGTTGGCCCAAGTAATCGAACGCATGGAGACCAACAATGTCCGTTGAGCAGATAGTGCTTGTCTGTGCAGGTTTTTCCGTAAACGCCTTGACGTTCGTTCTTGGCGTGATGGTTGGTTTGGCTCTCACTACTCGAAAGGATTTGAGAAATGACAACAGCAACGAAGGAACGAAAAAAGACCCGGCCCACTGGCACAGCGTTGAACGCCGCTGATCTGAAGGCGGCGCTGCACGCGGTGTCCCCGGCGGTGCCGAGCCGCAGCCCGAAGCCGATCCTGATGAACGTCAGGCTGGGCGACGGCCACCTGACGGCATCGGACGGGGAGGTGCAGATTCAAGTCGAACTGCCCGAGTGGACCGGAGAAGCACTGCTTCTGCCCCATGCCCGTCTGGCTGCGATCCTGGCTGCGTCTACGGGCGACTTGGTGACGTTGGCGGCTGGGGACACCAGTTGCACCGTATCGGCTGGAGCGGGGACGTGGACGCTTCCTACGGAGTGTGTACTAGAGTACCCCACTTGGGAGGTTGAGGGTGAGAAGCCCATCACGCGGCTGCCCTGCGATCAGTTCTCGCGTGCGGTTCGTGGTGTGAACTTCGCCACCGATGACGACTCCAGCCGGTTCGCTCTCGGTGCCGTGCTCTTGGACGTGGTGGGCGAGGTTGTCACGTTTGTTGCCACGGACGGGAGAAGGTTGTCAGCCGTCGAGTGCGAGCACGACCTGGCGGTGGATGACAGCCAGACGCTGGTGCCTTCGCGCGTGATGGCGATTTTGGCAAGGCTGGCAGCGGTTGCCGGGGATGCGTCGATCCAACTCGAAGCCACCGCCAACGAACTGGTGGCGACGGTTGGGGCTGCGACAGTGACGGCCCGGCTTGTCTCGGGCAGGTTCCCGAAGTGGCGGGACGTGATCCCCAAGGTGGACGTTCAGCCGACTACGGTGCTGGCGTCGGATCTCCTTAGCGCCACTAGGGCGGCGGCGATCTGCACCAGTGAGGCGTCGAAGGGTGTCGATTTCGCCTTCGCTTCCACGGGCATCTGGCTGCACGGGCAAAGTGCCGAGGCCGGGGAATCGTCGGTGACGTGTCCGCTGGTTGAGTTCGGGATCGAGTGTGCGGTGAAGCTCGACCCGATCTATGTGCGCGAGTGGCTGACGGGACTGCCTGCCGATGGCGAGCCGACTGTGAGCGTGCAGGCAATCGACTTTGCGAGTGCGGTAGTGTTCAGGTGCGATGACCACACGGGCGTGGTGATGCCGCTGGCGAAGGACTGACGTGGACGAAGAGAAACTGCGTGAATGGTGGCACTCCGAAGTGCCGGTGCATGAGATTGCCCGGCGCTTCGGGGTGAACCGCAAGACGCTCCACGAGTTTCGGGAGCGGTGCGGCATTGAAGACCGCTGCGACAAGTACACGCGGCGGTTCGTTGACCCAACGCCGGACGAGATTGCCGAGCGTGCTGCCGCGATCAAGGCCAAGAACATCGAACGACTGAGGGCATCACCATGGCACCCTGGCTGATCGCGTTGTGCGGATTCATCTACCTCTACGTCGCTGGCGACTTGGCGTACCACGGACGTTACGCGCTTGGCGTGGCCTATCTCGGGTATGCCTTCGCCAACATCGGGCTGTACTACGCCGCGAAAACTTGACGGGCTGGCGATGATCGGCGCATGAAGCCGATCACATTCAGCGTGCCGGGCGACCCGGTGCCCCAGCCCCGCGCCAGAGTCTCGACCGTGGGCGGGTTCGCGCGTGCCTACGTTCCCGCCAAGCACCCGGTGCACGAGTACCGGGAGTGTATCGCCATGGCTGCCCAAGTGGCCGGGTTGCTGCCAACCGCTGAACCCATCGAAGTGATTATCGACGCGGTGTTCGCTCGCCCGAAGTCGCACATGAACAAAAGCGGCGTGAAGCCTGCCGCCCCGGCCCTGCCCCGCCCCGATGCCGACAACATCGCCAAGGCTGTGCTCGATTCGTTAGCCGAGTTCTTCGACGACACGCACGTCCGGCGGCTGGTGATCGAAAAGACATACGGGCAGGAGGCGCGGACGACCGTGCGTATCCAGTGAAAGTTGCCATCATCACCAGCGTGTCGGAGAACGTCCGCGACGTTGCCGCGCTGACGATGCCGAACAAGTTGGAGTATTGCCTACGTCATGGGTATTCGCTGGTAGCAGACAACCAGCCATACGAAGTAGCCGTGAGCCGCACCAATCTGCTGTGCCACTACCTCGACCGCTTCGATCTGATCTGGACGCTCGACGCCGACGCGATCCTGACGAACATGTCGGTGCCGATCGAGTCTCTGGCGTGTCTCGGGCCAAACGTCACGGCGTGCGAGGAAGGAACCGTCAGCTGGAACCGGATCAACTGCGGCTCGATGGTGTGGAGGAACACAGCCCAATCGAGGTGGCTGGCGAATCACCTTTCAGAAACGCAAGAGCAGTGGCGATTGCTGCCGTGCCAGTGGCAGACGTTCCTTGGCACCAACGCTAACGCACTTGGCGACGTGCTGACGGTTGCCCCGCTTCGTGCGTTCAATTCGTGCGTGTGGAATCGCCCCGGCAACGCACACGACGAAATCGGCGGGCATTGGCAGCCTGGTGATTTGGTCTACCACCCCTGCGGTGTGTTCCCGCGAGAGGAGAAGCTCCGCTGGCTCTCGAACGCTCTTGCTGATGTGTGGCAGTGAAGTCTTAGTAACAGGAGGCACGGAAAACCGTGCGTTAGACATGGTGGATATTGCCAGTGAGTTTGAAGGCATCTCTGTGCGGAAAGACATCTGCGACCTGACGAAAGAAACGGCGGCATCTCTGGCAAGATTTGAAAAGGGACGCACCCAGAAGGAAATCGAACTGGATCAATCAATCACGCCGGATAAAGTCCTGCCGGTGGATCATGAGTTTGCAGCCCTATATGCAGACGTGATTTGTGAGGGGGCGTTGATAGCCGCCCGGTCCAAGGTTGTATTCATCGGGATGGCCCGGCAACTCGGAGGCATCTTGCCGCTGACGCTCACCCGTCTTTCAGATCTCAGCAAACACTTCAAGACAACCTGCGTAGTGGTTGTCGAAAACGATTCGACAGACTCAACGAAAGAGCTGCTCAGTGCGTTTGCGGCCGACAACCCGAAGACGGTGGTTGTCGATTCCAGCGACAACGGCAGGCCACACCTGCGCGGATTTGAGCCAAACCGAGTGCAAGCGTACGCCGAGTACCGAAACCGTGGCAGGGAACTTGCCCAAGAACATTTCGGTGACGCCGACTATGTGATTGTGGTGGACCTCGACGCCTGGGGCGGGTGGAGCTCGCACGGTTTAATCAACGGGATCGGCTGGCTTGAGCGGATCAAAGACGCCGCGTGCATGGCAAGCACTTCCCTCTTTCAGCACCCTGGCAACTTCGTAGATGGCAAGCAGGTGTGGTGCCACTATGACCAGTGGGCATTCCGTTGGCATGGGTGGAAGGCACGCATGGAAGCGTGGTTTACGTTTTGGCTTCCGCCGCCTGGTGCGCATCCCATCAAGGTCTTGTCTGCGTTTGGCGCGGCTGCGATCTACAAAGCGGAGCCGTTCTTCGCCTGCAAGTACGAGTCGATCAACGGCGACATCGAGCACGCTGGCCTGCACCGAAACATGATTGCCAAAGGCTGGTCTATCTACCTCAACCCTGCGCAGCGGACCCTTATGCAGTGGAGCCCGGAGACAAGTGATGGCGGGCAAGACAGCAACGATTGATTTCCAGACGCTGCGGGTTCAGTGGGCATCACATTCCTCGATGTTCGCTATCTGCACGCACTGGACCATCACGAAAGACCAGCTGATTCGCCTAAAGGCGGTAGCGGATCTGCCGCCCCGCCACGATCGCCGCCTGCGGTTCAAGCCGATTCGTCAGCGTGACCCCACGCCGCGCGAGATCGCCCAATCGTGCCGTGAGATTCAGGCCCGGTGGGATGCACACACTCGGCATGAGCGACAGGTAACGAAGCCCGTGTCTTACGAGGTGCGTGAAGTTGAACTACCGCCCGACCTGCGGAACTTTGGGGAGGGCGAGTAATGAGCGACCAGTACGGCAGCCAGACGCTCGGAAAGATCGTCATCGACTTCAGCCAGAAGTACATGAGCATTTACCTCTGCGAAGGCGACGGGACCGTAAAGGACAGCGACCACTTCAAGTTCCCTTTTCGGCTGGAAGTGAAGGACGTTCGCCACGAAACCCGCGACTGTTTCGATTTCTTCTACGACTACTGCAACGAGACGGTGAACGGCGACGAACTGCAAGAGGGTGACGAAGGCGGGGCAGACTCAGGGGAACACACGGGAGATGCCAAATGACATACGAGATGACGCCCGACGAAGCCACGAAGTACGGCGAGGGACTTTCGGTTTGGCGCCAGTTGGCGTTGCTACAGCAGTGGGCTCCCCTGATCGGCTACGGTCAACGCCTGGTGAACGAGCCCGACACGTTCAAGCGTTCATTGGTGATTGCTGACGCCTGCGAGTGGCTGGCGTCCAAGACATCCAGCCCGCTCGACGACGAACTGGTTCAGCACGTCGGCAACTTGCTGAAGACCAAAGAGGGGGAAGCCCTTGTGCGGTGGGCATTGCTGAAGGTTGAGGAGGTTCGATGACCTATGACGTGTCAGCATGGGTTCGTGTCATCGCTGCCGTTGGCGCGGCTGCTTTCATCGCTGCTCCGGCCGTGGCCGCTCTGGTCCAAAAAGCCAAAGCCGCGTGGTCAGCGCGTGCAGTGGAAAGCCCAACTGAAAAAGCCTCAGTGACAGAGAAGGACATGCACACGGTGCTCGACCTTGCGGCGAGGCTCAAGGCTTCTGGCTGCACCGAAGGCGTGGCCCTGTGCCAGCAGCTGATCGACGTGATGCTTGGCGGCACCTCGAAGGCGAAGAAATGAACCAGACCACTCGGCTACTCGTAGCGTTTTGCCTTGGATGCTTCGCGCTATTCGGCGTCGAGAGTTGCAAGAAATCCGCACCGACTGAAATCACCATTGAAGAGCCTGACGCGGCGATGAAGACAAAAGTTTCCGACGTTCACCGGATCATGTCCACGGCGAACCCCATCGACCGGATCCTGTGGGCACAGTTGTGGTCGAAGTCTGCCGCTGTGGTGCGAGGCGATGCGACCGACACTCAGCCGGTGTTCACCGACACCAGAGCCCTGCGTGGGTTCCAAATCATCGCTGTTCGCATCGGCTGGCGGCGACTCGGGGCGAACCCGCAGGACAAGTACAGCGGGCTGGGCGAAGCCGTTGAGCGGGCCTTTGCCGACACGATCGGCCTCGACGTGAAGCCGGTGACGCCCGAGGTTCGCCAGCAGTACATCGAACTGTGCAACGCTCTTGCGTGGTGCGGCGCTGGGAGGGGCTGACGCATGCCGTGGGAACCCCAGGCCGAATACCTGTCGGGCTTGCGTGGCGTTTACGCCGACCCGGCCGCGTCTGAGCGGCTGACGCTCTTCCTGCTCCAGCAGGGCCAGGCACCGGACGGCGGCACCACATGCCGACGATATGGGCTGTTCGGTTCCGGTGCTGGGAAGCTCTCGGCACCGTGGATGGCGATTGAGCAGGCGTTCCCCGGTGCCCTGCCTGCAAAGGCTCAAGAGCGTGGCGATTGTGTCAGCCACTCAACTCGAAACGCCTGCCTTGGCACGCTGGCCTGCGAGATCGTGGCCGGGAACGCGGACGAGGTGACGGGCATTCTGGAATCCGTGCCCGAACTGTCGGACGACGCACGCAAGGACGGTGTGCTGTCCACGGAGTCGATCTATTGGTTTCGCGCCCACGGCGGCGATGGCTGGTCGTGCGATCACGCTGCCGAGGTGGTGCTGAAGGACTCGGGCCTGTGGCTGCGGAAGAACTACCCCGGCATTGCGGACCTGACGAAGTACAGCGGGCGAAACGCTGGCATCTACGGGGCCAAGTCGCCCGGCCAAGACATTCGCAAGATCGGCAGCGACCACCTGGTGCGAACCGCCACGCGGGCCAGGACGCTCGAAGAGGTGCGTGACCTGCTTGCCAACGGCTACTGCATCTCGTCTTGCGGTTCGGAAGCATTCAGCAACGAACGTGATGCCAATGGGTTTTCGCCACGGTCTGCCGCGACGTGGCACCACGCACTTGCCTACCTTGGGTTTGACGACCGCGAGGAAACGAAGGCGAAGTACGGCGAGCCGCTGGTGATGGTGCAGAACAGTTGGGGCCGGTGGAACAGCGGCAGCCGGAAGGTGCTCGGCACGTCGCTGGAGATCCCAGAAGGCGGTTTCTGGGCCAAGTGGTCAGCCATCAAGGGCCGGTATGCCATTGCCTTCAGCGGCGTGAATGGCTGGCCTGCACAGAAGCTGCCCAACTGGGGACTTGGGGACATCATATGAAGACCGCTGCCCTAGTCGTTGGCGTGATGATGATGGCCGCAGCTGCGGTTCCATCCGACCCTTCCCTGTCTGCGGATCTCGCCTGCGAAACGGCACGCATGCTTGTCTACCAGGCGGCAACGCCGATCAAGCCGACATCCGATTCCTGTGAAAATTGCAGTGGCCTCGGACGGCTCGGAGATGGTCGCGTTTCCACGATTTGCCCCATCTGCAAAGGAACCGGGAAGAAACCCAAGACCGCCTGTGCCAACGGGAGGTGCCCGCTATGAGCCTCGAAGACCTCGACGCCTACGTGTGGTCGAAGCTCTCGGCCAGGCGGCACATGGCCGGGAAAGCCCTTGTGTCGAGGCTGGCACACCGCGTGGTCCGCAAGTGGCCGCACGTCGCCATGAGCCAGACGAGGCCCGAGCAATACGCCGTAGTCACGGACGAGATTGCCCGCAGCATCGAGCGGAGCGAGCGGCAGAACTACCAAATGGGCATCATTCTGACGCTGGTGCTGGGTGTTCTCATCCAAGAGATCGTTAAGGCAGTGCTGCGGTGGTGGCTGGAATCTGCCAGTAATCGAATCCAACTCTTAGGCTGGCAAACGGAGATGCGTAAGCGATGACAGACGAAACGAAGACCACAATGTTTGCCATCATCGAGCGGTGGGGCTTCCCTACCCTAGTGGCGATTGCGTTCGGCTGGGTGCTTCGCCAGGACGTGCTGCTACCGCTGGTGTCGGCCCATCAAGAGTTCGTCAGCCAGTTGGGCGAGACTCAGCGGGAGATCAGCGGCGCGATCCGCGAGCAAACCCGCTTGCTGTATGCGTTACAACCCAAGTCTGCCGCCACGGTGATGCCGGAAACCGACCGGCAGAACTAAGACGCGATATCACCTCCAAGAGCGCAGCGCAACTCCGCAGGATTTCACGATTATGGCGATGAACCCCCGACTCCTACGACCGCGAGCCGCAGGCGGGTTCAACCCGAAGAGCCTGCCTAGCCTGATCGGATGGTGGGATGCCGCCGACTCCTCCACGATCACGCTAAACGGTTCGACAGTTAGCGAGTGGCGCGACAAGTCAAACAGCGGGTTTCACGTATCGCAGGCAACGGCTGCCAACCAGCCGTCCTATGTCACCGGCTCCCTAAATGGGAAAAATGGAATCAACTGGGGCACTACAGCCGGGACCGCAATATTTTTGCGGCGGAACACCATGCCAGCGTATGCGCCTAGAGACACATTTGTTGTGGCCGACTATGACGGTGCCAATCCGTTCCCGACTTTTGTTGGCCTCATGCACAACGCAAATGTCATCTCTGGGAACAGCGGAAATACCAATGCGTTTTTGAATGCTTCTTATTTTAAAAACCATGCTTTCAACGGTGCAGCGACGAGTTTCACCATGTTGCCAATTATCGAAAGCCCCTTTTTGCTCAGAGCAACGTGGACGACCTTTGCGCTGGCAACGACTACTACGAACCAGTTCGGTGTGGGCGGATGGTCGAGCACTGCGACACGAGGATGGGCAGGGAAGATTTATGAGATCATCATGCTGAGCGAGGAGGCGAACGATTCGGCTTACTCTGCAATTAAGCGCTACATAAGTGCGAAATGGGGAATCTCCATAGCATGAGATATTTTCGATCCACGCCTGCCGTATACGCTTCGGTCTGTGACCAGTTGGACGCGGCCTACGGCTACCCCAACGCCGAGACGAAGACCGAGCGAGCGCTGCCCTTGGCGGCCGATCTGCCCACCGACGCACAGGGCCGCGTGTATCTGGCGATCTCGCAGGAATACTGCGACTACATCCTGCCGTCCGAGATGCTGCCGCAACTGCTTGCCAGCGGAGCCGTCGAAGAGGTGGACGCGGCGACCTACACGGCGCTCCTGCCGCCGATGCCGGTCTAGGCGCTGCGCTATCCCAACTATGTAGCGGTGTCCGCTCTTCACCTTAGAGACGGCTGCGAAACGGCATTGCGCCGACTTGCCTGTCGGGTACAATCAGACCCCGAAAGGAAGGTGAAAATGGACGCCGCGTTCTGCCGATGCTGCAACTGCCGCTACTACGACGATTTTGATTCCCTCTGCAAGCTGAATCCGCCGGTTTACGCTGGCACGTACACCGACGCGGACGGCGAACGAAGAAGTTGGTCACAGCCCGTCATTGAAATGGCGTGGGCCGAATGGTGCGGCCAGTGGCAACCAGAAGACGCTAGCCAGACTGAAGAACAACGGAAGGCACAAATCATGTTGTTGATGGAAGAAGACAAGCGTGCGCTTGATTCTTGATGCGCTATCGCACCAGCATACGGCCTAGTATCACCGAGCAGTATCCGGCGTCGGAAACCTCGTTCTTTAAGAAAAAGTGCATAGGATTTGTTTCCGATAGACCACGACCTATCACAAACTGGAAACTGGAAATCGCTACACTACGGCCGCACCGTACACCGGGCGAGTGTAGCGTCGATAAACCGTATTAACTTCGCTATAAATGCCCACCGCAACGCTCACCTACACGCTGCCCGACGAGCAGGCCGAGTACGATGCCGCTCGGCTGGGCATGGAGGCGAGGCAAACGCTCTGGCAGATCGACCAGACCTGCCGCAGCCTGTGCAAGCATGGCGAGCCGACAGCGGAGGAGCGACGGCTCGCGGACGAAATACGAGCGATGATTCCGGGCGAGATGCTGGACATCTGACGCTCTTCATTGAGAAGACGGCCACCCCGCTACTGCAAGGGGAACGGCACACATGCCTAGCCTAGAGGCACAGGAGAACACACATGTCCGACGCCACGATCAGCCGTAAGTACCGGGACTTCGACATCACCCTGCACACAGCCACCAGTCTGGCTACCACGCTCGACATGCGTGACGTTGCAGGGGCTGTGGTCTCGTTTGGCACCATGTCCACCGCTGCCACGTCGCTACAGATGTGGGTGGGTTCTGCCCCTACGGGTGCGTTCCGACGCCTGTACAAGAGCGACGGCAGCGTGGCAGACCTGACCCTGGCTGCCTCGACCACAGAAGGCCGGGCATACGCTCTGCCCGATGAAGTTTTCGGCACCGAGTACCTGAAGATCGTCAGCGCCACGACCAACAGCACGGGCACGACCGGCTTCGTCATGTTCAAGAGCTAGGCCCATGCCTACACGGATGCCCAGCCACAGGCCGCCACGAGTTGGACCGGCCAGGCCGAACGCGGCTGCCCGTGGTTACTGCGACAAGTCACACAAGCAGTGGCGTATGTCCGTGCTCATGCGTGATGCGTGGCAGTGCCGCGCTTGCGGGCGAGTGTGTGGTGGCAAGGGAGAAGCTCACGCCGATCACGTATCGCCAATCGTGGCTGGCACTGACCGCTGCGAAGACGGCCGATCGAGGTACGACATAAGCAGCGGGCAAACACTATGCGTGCGGTGCCACAGCAGGAAGACAGCGATCGAAACCGCTGCGAAAATAGGGCGGGTGGGGCGGTTTGGATCATAAACGGCACCCCGCTGTAACAAACCACCCGGTTGCCGCGCGTACGCGTGGCCGAATTAAACGCCCCCTAGTGGCCGCCGCATCGGGCCTGCCGCCTTCGCTAACCGTCAGGCTAGTGCGGGGCGGTCTCA